CTACCGCGCCACCTTGAGCCTCACGAAATCGAGCACATCCGCCGCCTGTTGCAGGTGCTCGGGTGCGAAGCGACCATAGGTCGAGAAGGTGATCGACGGGTTCGAGTGGCCGAGGTATTGCGCCACCTGCTCGATCGGGATGCCGCTCGACACCATCTCGACGGCCGCCGAGTGCCGGATCGTGTGCAGGGTCACATCCGTAAAGCCAGCCCGCGTCACGGCGCCCTCGAACCCTTTCCGGATCGAGGCAACCCGCGTGCCCCCATATTCGACGACATGCTCCGTGACCGCAGCCTCACGCGCGGTCTGCAGGGCGGCCATGAGCCCGCGGTTGATGGGCACGATGGCGCGGCCCTTGCGCGTCCGCGCGTCGGGCAGGCGCAGGTTGATCACGCCCCGCTCCATGTCCACCCGGTCCCATGTCAGGTCGAGGATGGCGCCGATCCGGCCCGCCGTCGCGAAGAGGAGGTGGATCGCCAAGCCGATGTGCGCCGCGCTCGCGTGCTCGATCAGCCGGGCCACCTCTGCCTTCGTCAGGAACCGCTCCTTCGGGGTCGGCTTCGGCGGGCGCTCGATGGCCGGCGCCTTGTCGATCAGCCGATTCTTCTCGGCCCACATCATGGTGCTGCGCAGGTGGCCCAGCTCGGTGTGGGTCGATCCCTGCGAGATCCCGGCCTTCTCCCGCGCCGCGGCATAGGCACGGCAGAGCGCGCTGTCTATCTGGTCCGGCCGGTAGTGGCCGAAGTGGGCCAGCACCGCCTTGCCGGTGTAGCCCATCGTCTCGGCCGTGGGCTTATCGCCCAGGTCCTTCCGATACATTTCCCAGATGTCGGCCACGGTCGCGCCCTTCTGCGAGGCCGAGAAGGTCTCGCGCCGGTAGACATCTACGGCCTCTGCTTCCGCCTCCGCTCGGGTGCGTGCCGCAAGGCGATGACGGGTTCGCTTTCCGTCGATGGTCCAGTAGACGCAGAAGCCTCCGCGGAGGCGTCCGATGGAAATGTCTGGCATGCTTCGATCTCTTCAACTGCGCGGGCGGGGATTCGGTAGAGGCGGCCGAATCGGAAATGCGGGAGCGTTCCGGCCGCGCACTGGTTGCGCACCGATGCTGCGCTGACCCCCCAGCGTTCCGCAAGGGTCTCAGGTGTGAAGGGGCGTGCCTCGCTCATGCTCACCTCACTCGTCGGTCGGCCGGGGTCGCGGCGCATCAGGCGATGGAGGCGCGGTCAGGGGGCGGTAGTTGCCGCCCCTCGCCTCCGTGCGCAGCGCCGGGTCAGCCGCGACGGGCGTGCGGCGGTTCCACGCGGCGATGGCTTCGGCTCTTGTCTCGGCCCATAGCATCCACCCGGCGCAGTCACTGTCAGCGCATCCGTAGAAGACGGCTGTGGAGTGGTGCTCATCGTCGCTGATGGCCGCCTCGCCACCGCAGAACGGGCAATTCGCAAGCTCACGCATCCTCGCCTCCCTTGCGCCACGCGGCGAGGGCGGCGGTCGCGTTGTGCTCGTTCTCGCCGTAGGTATCGAACCGAATGCGCGCCCAGCGACCCGGCTCAACCAAGACGCCGCCGTATGTCACCGGTGCTGTTCCGATCTTGAGGATTGCGAAGATGGCATCCTTAAGAATGCGCGCCGGGTCACGCTCGATCAGCGCGCCCGTCTCGGCGCGGGCCTCGGTGAGGGCGGCGGTCTGTTTGATATGCATCTTCTCCAATGTCAGATACATTTCCTCGGCCAACCGCAGTTCATCCCGCAGCCGGTCGTTCTCGGCGGCGAAGGCGTCACGTTCGGCGTCGATCACGCCAAGATTGCTCAGGGCCGCATGCGTGACCTCAGTCGCGCTGGGGGCCGAGAATTGCCATTCGGGCTCCTTTTTTTCAAAAGCCCGGAGCGCAAAGCCGACAGCTTCGTCCTGGTTTCTGGCGGAAACGATCTGCATCCGGTATCCGATGCGTGGAAGCTTCTCCGCGACCACACAGACGACGAATGCTTTCGGCTTGCTCGTGTCGATCTCGGTCATGCCATCACCCACAGGATCAGCCACAACGGCCGCGAGAAGCCGACCGCCAGTGCCACTGCGATGTAGATCGCCAAGATTGCGTCTTTCATCCCTGTCTCCTTTCCCGGCGCATCCGCGCCATGTCCCTCATCGTGATCTCGACCGCTCCAGCGGCCACGGCGCGCACCCGCCGGCTCAGGCAGATGTCGAAGTGCTCGCGCCCCGTGCCCGCGTGCCGCAGGTGCCGACGGTCAACCCCGATCCGGTCAGCCATCTCGAGCAGCTCGGCCGTGCTGTCCGCCACCATGTGGCTCATGCGCATCCGGCCGAGGTTGCCGCGCGCGCTGGTGTGCATGTCGTCGACGTAGACGGTCATCCCTGTCTCCCAGATGCTGCCCAAGCAGCGGCCACCGCATCGGCCAGCTGCCGCAGCTGTCCGGCCGTCGCCTCGTCGCAGAACTCGTTGAAGAAGGTGGTGAAGCACCCGGCGTCGCCCTCGCGCGCGACGACGAGCTGCACCGTGCCCTCGGCCTTGAGGACCGTCATGCGGAGGTCCGCCACCCGGACGTGGGTCAGGCCGGTCACGCGCGCCTTCTGGGCGGGCTGGGGCTGGTGCATCACGCCACGGCCTCCTCTGCCTCAGCCGCGAGGTGGCTGCAGTTCGCCCGGACCAGCGCCTCGGCCAGCGGAGGGCAGACGCTGTTTCCGCAGCACGAGACCTGCACGTCCTTCGGGAAGGGCCGCCAACGCATGTCGCCGTCGCGCTCTTCCCAGACGCCCTCGATCACATAGTCAGTCGGAAAGCCCTGCGCTCGGAACAACTCGCGCGGGGTCAGCATCCTCATGCCGATGTCGACGATCACGAACGTGGCGCCGTCGAGGTCGAGCGTGACGAACTCGCCGCCGCTCCACGCGCCGTGAGCGCGCAGGAACTCGGCTACATGGCGGGCGCGGGCCTCGTGCTCGGGGCCGAACGGCGGCGCGACCAGCGCGGCTTGCATGTGGCCGAGGCGATCCTTGACGGTGATCGTGTGCGCAGGCTCGTCGGTGCGGGCGCCGTCGCCGGTCCCGTAGTATTTCGCGAACCACGCGGCGACCGGCGTCTGAGTGCAGCCCTTGCCCACGATGGTGGACAGCGGTTCGCGCATGTCATGGCCGATGAGGCCCGTGTTCTGCTGGGCGAGAAAGGCGGCGATGGGCGCGTGCTTCGCGCCACCGGCCACCACCGTCCCGAGCGGCGCCCCGATGTCGAGCGCGCGGGGCGCTTGGCCCTGCCGCTCGCCGTAGCCGGTCTGGACGAGGCTGGCGGCGATGAGGCTGTTCTGATCCTTGGCCGAGGCGCAGATCGTGTGGTGCGGATCCTCGGCCGACCGGTTGCCGCCGCCCTGCTGCGCATAGGTCAGGACCGGGGCCACGAGGGCGTGCCTGTTCTCGGTCGTTACCGTCCGCAGCGGCTCTGCAAGGCCAGCGGCGCGTACGCCCCGGCCGTCGCCGTGTCCATAGAAGGTTGCGAGGGCGGGCGCGATGAGGGCGCTGTGCCCACCGCCAACGAGAACAGTCGGATGCGGGGCGGTCACGGGGCTGTCGCGCCGGTCAGTGCCTTTCAGGCTGGCGAGGCTCGACGCGAGCAGCCCAAGCGGCGCCGCACCACCCGGCTTCTTGATCCAGCTGTTCGCCGTCACGGTCGGCGCGGGCTCACGCAGATCGGAGCCTGTTGCCCCGCCGTTGAAGCGGGTCAGGCTGGGCGCCACCAGCGCCTTCTCGCCGCGATGAGCGCCCGTGATCGTGCGGAACGGCTGCGCCAGATCCTCCTCTCGGCCCCCGTGCGTGAGGTTCACAAGGAACGGCCGTTCGGCATCCAGAACATAGCGGCGCATCCCCCTCGCGATGCGGGCCAGCGTGTTGGCCGCGAGGGGGCGCACCGCGCGGAGGCCGTGCTGCTCCATGATCTCGGCCGAGGTGGCGAAGATGCTCGGGCACGGGATCGACCAGTCGATGCACTCGGCCGCGGTGCGCCACGGCGGGAGCTTGCCCTTGCGGACCGCCTCACTCTTCGGGTCGCCATGCGTCGGCTTCGGCCATGTGATCGGCCGCCCGTCGCGGCGCGCCACGAGGAACCAGCGTTTGCGGATCGTGGGGGCGCCATAGTCGCAGGCGCGCAGCTCGCGCCACTGGACCTTGTAGCCCGCGCGCTTCAGGCGCTTCACCCACGCCTCGAAGGTCATCCCGGCAAATTCCTTGATCGGCTGTCCGTCCTCGCCAACCGGGCCCCAGGTGACGAACTCCTCGACGTTCTCCATCAGGATCACGTCGGGCTGCACCTCCTCGGCCCAGCGAACCACGACCCACGCGAGGTCCCGGATGTTACGGTCGCGCGGGGCGCCGCCCTTGGCCTTGGAGAAGTGCTTGCAGTCCGGGCTGGCCCAGAGCAGGCCAACGCGGCGCGACCCGACAACGGTGCGGGGCTCCACGTCCCAGATGTTGCTGTCGAGGTGCAGCGTCTCGGGGTGGTTCGCGGCGTGCAGCGCGAGGGCGCTGGCCGAGTGGTTGATCGCCACGTCCGGTGCGCGGCCGAGCGCAAGCTCGATCCCGGTCGAGGCTCCCCCGCCGCCGGCGAAGCTGTCCACGATCATCGGGCGGGTGTCGAAGAAGGCGCCGTCAGCCATGGCTGACCTCGCGGTGCTCCGACGGCCCAACGTCATTACGCCCGAGACGCTCCCCTAGCCGACCTAGGTTGACCGAATGTTTCCGCCGGAGCGTGGGTAGAATAGCGTCACGCATTGGCGATCTCCAGCAGCACGTCCGCGTGGCACGGCGACCCGGGCGGGCACCAGCAGGCGAGATCCCGGCCGCGCAGCTCGTGAATGTTGTCGAGGATCTTCCCGCGCGCGGCCTCGCTCTCGGCGCCGTCCCAGTTGCAGCGCCACATGGGGCCGAGCCAGACACGGAACGCTTCGACGCACCGCGCCGCGAGCTGCTCATCGCTTCCGCGGTAACCGGCCTCACGGCACTGAGCGACGGTGAACGGGTTACCCCACTTGGTCGAACGATCGACCTTCACGGCGCCGGCCGGCATGCGCCAGCCCTTCGCGCGGGAAAGCTGGATGCGCTTGGGGTGGTCAGCCATGCTGCACCTCCGCAATCATGCGGTCAGCCAGCCGGAAGATGTCGGCCGGGCCGCGGATGGTTTCGGTCAGGTAGCTCTTGCGCTTGGGCCGCTCCTCGCCGCGGTCTTCGGCGTCATCGGCCGCGGCCATCGCCTCCCAATCCGTGAAGTGACAGCGGACCAAATCGTCCAGCGCGTCCCATGCGTCCGTCTCGTCCCACTCCGGCTCATAGCCGCCGCTCATGGCTCCCACCATGATGGTGCCGGACCACGGATGGTGCGGAGGGTAGATGCGCAGGAACGGCCACCGCGTCCCGGCCCTGCATCGCGGCTCGGTGATGATCTCCCGTTGGAGCCAAGGCATAGGATCGGAATGGATCGAACCGAGCCGCTGAAAGTGCTTGCGATCGGTGATCAGAGTCCCGTGGTAGTCGTCATCCGAGCGCGCCTGGAACTGCTCCCGCGTGTCGCCCAGCAGGGGCAGGTAGGGCGCAGCGCGCTTGGACAGCTTCTTGAGGATGCGGAGGTTCACCGTGCGGCCTCCACGCGCTTGCGCCAGTCGAAGAACCCGAGGGCGCCCTTGACCGGGATGAACTCCACGGGCCTGACGTTCGCCAGCACGAAGCCATAGGGGCCGAAGAACCACGGGCTCGGGTGAGTGCGGACGCAATCCACGATCTCGGCCACGCCGATGATGCCGCCCCGATCAACAAGCGCCGGGGCGTCCGGCGCGTTTGACCCCGTCGCGCGGAAGATGAATTCAGCGGCGAAATCATACTCCGCGCGCGCTGCCCCCTTTGCCGCATGGACGCAGACCGGGCCGCGGAAGTTGGTGAGCCAGCCGCGGTTCTCGATGTTCTTCCCGGCGTTGATTATCGCCCACGCCCACGGCTGGCGGATCGAGATGGCCTTGGTCGGGAGGTCGGCACGGTCAGCCATGCTGCACCCCCACCGTTTCGCGCACCGCATCAACGGTCACACCGCAGATGCTGGCCACGCGCTTGTAGAGGCCGGGCCGGTCCTCGCGGGTGATCTCCCCGCCCGGCAGATGTGGCACGGTCGCGGCTACGCGCTCGGCGTAGACGGACAGGATGCGGTCGCGCGCGAAGGCGTCGATCTGGTCGCGGTCAAGCATGATCGACCACTCCCGCGTCGCAGGCCTCTCCGAGATCTATCGGATCAATGGCCTCGATCCACGCCTCGTTGCGGCTAGCGGTGAACGCACACGGCTTGAAGCGCAGCCCATGGGCCGCCTGCCACTCGTCGCAGGAGCGCTTCAAGCGGGCATCGAGGTCGGCAACCTGCTCTGGCGTCGCCTCGAAGATAGGCTCGCAGCCATCACCCTTCATATCGTCGGCGCACTCATCGGCCCGATCGAGGATGTCCTCGGCGTCGACGTAGTGGGAAAGTGGCAGCAGATCCTGCCGCGCCTCAATGATGTAGCCGGCCTCCCCGTAGAGGGCAGCTACCGCATGATCGCGAGACGCAAGGGGGCCTGTGTGGTAGTTCTCTCCGTCCGATCCAGCATACCAGCCCCAGCCGCCGCCATCATCCTTCCCAGCCGGCTGGGGCTGAGGCTTCGCGCTGCTGAAGAACAGGTGTGAGTTCTCGTTCAGGACGCGGGCGACCTTCGACGCGATATCGGCTTCATCGGCGAACATGTCCTGCGGGATCAGCAGCAGCGGCGCGCGCAGGGAAAAGCTCGTGCCACCTTCGATCCTGCGAGGCGCGTCGCCGCAGTAGATCGCCAGCGCCCCGCGCTTCGGAACGGTGCAGGCCGTCGGCTCGACCGTGAAATACTCGTGCTCACCCGTGCTCATGGCTGACCTCCCTCAGCTTGCTAAGGTCACGAACCTCGCAGCCGTCGTCAGCGGCCTGCGCGAAGAACTCGCGGCGGCTTTCTGCGCTGGCGCTCCCGGCAAGGAGCGAGAAACAGGACCCATCCTTGTAGGCGCCCCAAGCCCAGCCGAGCGCGGCATGTTCTTCGGGGCTCATCTGGTGCATCGGCTTACCCATGGTCTGCCCGTGCCTCCGTCTGCATCTCGCGGCGCTGGCGCTCGGCCGCCCGCATCTTGTTGATCTCGAAAAGCAGGTTCGACTTGTCGGAGCGCAGCTGCTCGACCTCGCGGGTCAGCCGGCCGATCTCGTTCCGCTGCTTGGCGTTCTTCGCTGCCAGCGACGCCGCGTGACGGCGCGCGCAGGCGCTCTGCTGCCGGGCTTCGTCCAGCTGGCGGCGGAGCTTCTCGGTTTCGCTCGGGCCGGTCATGCGCGCGCCTCAGGAGCCTTCGCTTCTTCCTTGATCTGCGCGAGCGCGCCGAAGACGCGGGCCAGTTCGCCCGTCTCCAGCCGCCTGTTACCTGCTCGCAGGATGGTGTCGCGGACCTCGTCGCAAAGGAGCGCAATGCTGATCGGTGCTGCGGTCATTGCTGGCCCTCCGTGCGGGCGCCCTGGCAGGCGCAGTAATCGTCGGCGCCGAGGCACGGGCAGCGCGACGCGCGGGCCTGCCGGACGATCTCCTGATGCAGTTGGTGCAGGAGGGGGTTCAGGCCGTGGGCGGCTTCACGGTGCATCACGCGACCTCCTCGACCCACCAGTCCTTCAGCCCGAGGCGGCGCACGGCCTTCTCGACCATGGCCATCGTCGGCAGGCCACGGTCCCAGAAGCGGCCGGATTTCTTGCAGTGCAGGCGGTAGCGTTTCATGGGGATGCTCCTCGGATCTCGGGAAGAAGCCCGGGCGGGCCTGCCGCCCGGGAGTTCCAACAGGGAGGTTGCGCGGGATGCCCGCCGCGCTCGGGGTGGGGTCAGGCCATGCCGAGCGCGGCCTTGTAGAGTTCGAGGATGGTCTCCTCCTCGGCGATGTCGTCGGGCTTGCGCTTGCGCAGGGCCACGACCTTCTTCATCACCCTGGTGTCGTATCCACGGCCCTTGGCCTCGGCCATCAGCTCCTTCTGCTGCTCGGCCACGTCCTTCTTCTCGGCCTCGAGCTGCTCGTAGCGTTCGATGAACTGGCGCAGCTCGTCGGCGGTCACCTGGTAGGCGTCGAGCGCGACCTTCCGGTCCGCGGCCGTCTCCTTCATGGGCGGCTTGCCGAGCGCCGCGGTGGCGCGCTTGAGGTCGTCCAGCGTGAAGGGCGGCGTGGTCTGGTCGCCGACGGTCATCGTCATGGTCACGGGCTTTTCGTGCTTGGACATGGCTCACATCCCCCGCATGGCGGCGGACTGCCGGGCCATGGTCTCGGCCACGTCACTCGCGTGGGCCCAGAGGACCGTCGCCGCGAAGGCAAAGCCCACGAGCGCCAGAAGGCCTACGAGGAAGCCGGTCAGGTTGGGGCCCGGGCGGGGCTTGCGCAGCTCCGGCCGGGGCACGGCGCGGTGCAGCGGGCGGCCCGTCGCCACGGCCAGCTCGTGATCCGTCAGGAGGCGGTGGGCCGTCTCGCGGATCTCGGGGTTCGGATGGTGCTCGGCATGGTGGCGGGTCATGACAAGATCGCGGGGCGAGAGCGGGAGATCCTGTTTCATTGCACCCGCGCCTCCGGCGCCTCGGTCGTCGTGGCGGCCTCGTCATAGGGTGCGTTGGTCACGAGCCACATGGCTCGCACGAGCGCCGCCATGGCGGCGATGCGGTCGCCACCCGTCAGGGCCATGGCGGCAGCGCCAACCGCGCCTCCGAAAAGGGTGGGGTCCACCTCGGAGGGCATCGCGTCGATGATGATGTTTGCCGCGGTCTCGATGTCGGCGGGAGTGACGTCGGTCATTGCTCGAGCGCCTCCCGCGCCTGCTGGAGGATGGCGGTCAGCTCGGCGGCGGCGTCGTGATCGTCGAAGTCGCCGAACTCAAGACCACGATCGGCGGCATCAATCAGCAGGCGGAACTGCGGTTCGGTCAGGTCGAGGATGGCGAAGCGCTGCCTCGGCTCAGAGCGCGGATAGCGGAAGGCGCAGGCTGTCACGGTGGGCTCCCATGCTGGTGCGATGGGAGCGACTATGGTCGGTAATAATACCGCTGTCAATCGGTAAGCGGTAAAATAACCGAGCTACGCGTCGGCTGCCCCGCGCGAAGTGCTATGCTCGCTCTGCACCACCATCGGCTCTGACATGAAAAAGCCCGGCGCGAGGCCGGGCTTCGACAGAGTTCATGGAGAGTCGCTTATGCGGCCTGCTTCCGGAAGACTTCCACGGCAGAGTCAAGGCGGATCACCGGAGCGACGCTCGAGATCAGCTGCAGCTTCGGCCCCACTGCATCCGGGTCACGCGTCACCGCGACCAGCTTCGGACCGTCATCAAGGCGATATATATCCGAAAGCTTGGTAAAGGTGGATGAGACTGAGTTCGGGTCCTTGGTGAACAGATCGAACACGACATCTCCAGTTTCTGCCCGCACTAAAGCGTCAACCCTGTAGCCCGCCGTCGAGGCACCAATGACCTCAGCATCATGCGCCACCTTGGATGCATCAAAGGCCATGTCGAGCCGCTCGTACAGCCGCTCGAGCGAGCTTTCCGCCTTCGCCTTGATGGAGCGCGCAACCGTTTCGTCCACCACCTCCTTGATCAAGGTTGCCATGCTGATGATCGCGCCGCGCAACTGGTGCGCGGCCACGCGCATGAAGAGCATTGTTCCTCCGTCGAACAGGGCGCCGTAGTTGGCGCACTGCGCTCTGGCAACAGCCTGGAAGGCCCGCTCACTGAACGCGCCGCTGGTAACCTCAAAATGAGCAGCCCCATCATCGGACACCATGAAGGTATCCCCTGGCTCGGGCCAGACAGACACATCAATCATGGATCCGGTGCAGGTCGCGACCGGCATCGAAATCCGATATCGCCCATTCAGCACGTCCGTGGCAACCAGCCGCGCAACAGCGTCGTCAACGGCCTTGGCCGAGGGACCGGTCAGATGAAGAAGGTTGGAGGCTGCCATGGCGGGATCGATATGCTGGTGAGGTTGTCAATGTGCAACAGGTCGGCCGACAAAGCCAGCAGGTCCTGGTAGGTCGTCGGCTCTGGAGTGATGGGCGCTGCAACAGGAAGGTTCAGGCGCCCCAAGAATAGTTCGTCGAAGCCGATGTGCCGATGCAGGTTCGTGTCGTGGAAGTGTGTTCGGCCTGCATCAATATACTTCATCCTCGCGCAATGGTGTGTCAGGTTTCCGTGTGGACTGCCGCGCCAGTCCACTCGCGCAAAGGGTCTTGGCTTCTGCTTGATTTCAGCCTTGAGCTGCAATGCGACCGCTTCGTCGGGGCGCGCAAAGTTGGTCGCCGCCATGAAAGTGATGCCGGGCAAGGTCGCCCCATCTACCTCCACCGCAGCCGTCAGGCGCAGCTGAGCATGCACTTTGGTCCAGCGGCCTACACCGACGAGGCGCTTCCTCTCGCCAAGAATGCTGCAAAGCTCATCCACCGTCATGCGCGGCAACCGGTCCAACTCGCAACGACGGCCACCCTGTCGCACCCCCTTCGGAGGTGTGTTGACCGAATCTTAACCATTCGCCTACCGTGAACGGATTAAGAACATGGGGATTGAAGATGAGCGGACAGAGCGTTGACAACGAGAAGTTGGCCTTGCTCCGCCTGCTCCGCATCATCGTTGCCCTTCCGGCTGGTGCCGAGCGGCAAAGCCTTGTGCAGCAGCTAGCAGCAGCTCCTTCTCTTGCTCTGTTAGCAGCACCAAGCATGCGACAATTTCTGCATCCAGATCCTCAGACCTGCCACTCGGGGCTGCGCCGTCGCCCGTGATCAACCAGTGCTGGCTGACACCCATTGCCTTTGCGATCTGCTCGACCTTCAGGGCCGTCCCGCCTATGCGCCGCCCGCCGTCCCGCGCCCTTATCCAGTTGCGGATTGTGTCTGGCGATCCGGTGGCCTCTCTGCTCAGACTGGATATGGACACGCGCTCGCCGGCGCTGTTGCGCTCAGCGATCCATGCCTCGATCCGGTCTAGAACGGCCTTCATGTCCATACGGTATTTCTACCGCACTGCGCCCGAAAGGGTATCGGTAAGACAACCGTTGACATAGCGGTAAAATAACCGATAGTGAGCGGCATGCTCATGATCGATGACCTCCTCAAGAAAGCCGACGCCTACAAGGAAGCCTCTGGCATCGACAGCGACGCCACGGTCTCTTACCGCGTGTTCGGCGACAGCAAGAAGCTCAGCGCCCTTCGGGCTGGCGCTGACATCACGGTCTCGCGCTTCAACGCTGCGATGGAGTGGTTCGAGAAGAACCGGCCGACAGTGGCGGACGCCGATCAAGAAACGAAGGGGGCAGCGTGATGTCCTACGCCGCCCCCTTCTCCCGTCATGAAATCGCTTCGTCATCGAAACCCCTGTGCAAGGGTCAAGATGGAGTGATCACCGTGAAAAATCCTGCCAATTCCGACGAGCACGCCCGAACGAGCCGTCGATGGTTCTCGAACCTGTTGCGCCGGGCCTTCCCGTCGCCCTCCGAGCATGACCTGGCGCAGAAGGCGGCGGCGGTGCTCGGGGTCAGCCCCCGTCAGGTGCGGAACTGGTTGCGCGAGGAGCATGATGCCTCGCTGCGCTATGTGACCGCTGTCGTGCTCATCGCCGGCGGCGAGGTTGTGTTCTCGAAAATCGAGGGACGGAAGCAATGAGCCGGCTGATCTTCTGGCATCTCGCCGGGCGTTTCAACGAGGCGCGGTCGAACCGCGCCTTCTCCAAGCACCTGCGGCTGAAGGAAAAGGCGATGAAGTATTTTTCCCGGATTGAGAGGGCCGCGCCCCCGTCCGACGACGACGCTCCCGAGTTCGACCGGATCCTGCCCTCGGGCTGGTGGCTGGTGCCAGCCGTGATCATCGGCACCGGGATCGCGGCCATCGTCATGTGGGCCGCCGTGTCGGCGCTCGTCGCGCTGCTGCTCGCATGACATTCGCCGCCGCGCCCTCGCCTGCACCGGGCGCGGCCACTCTGCCGGGGGCGCTCGCTCCATCTGCCCCCGGCCTTTTCCATTCTGGCGCCGCCCTCCTCCCGGGGCGCGGTGGCGCCAGAACCCCCGGCGACCACACGATAAAGGGTGATGTCATGACGGACCTGGATGCGGACAAACACGGCGGCCCATTCATCTCGGGCCTCCTCGATACAGACGGTCTTGAGCCGGATGATCTGCCTTTCGCGATGCCCGATGGGATCATCTCTTTCTTGGGCTCAGTGTGGACTGGCGAGCTCGATGATTACGCCATGGTCGATATGAAGGTGGCGCTGGACGGATGCTCGATCGAGGCTGCGCTCCCCATCGAAATGGCCGAGGACATGTTCGTGGCGCTCGGTCGGGCGATTGCCGCGGCAAAGGCGATGAAGCAGGGCGAGGAAGGGGGCGACGGCGCAAAGACGCCGCCCCTGGCTATCAAGCTGGATGGCGCACCGCTGACGGCCGCCCTTGACCGCCTCGTCCGGGCGTTACCGGATCTTACCGAAGCCGGCGAAGAGACCCTTCATGGATTTCTCAGCCGCCTTGAGACCGGAGACGAGGTCCTTTTTGTCCAGGCTGATGTCCCGTGCGCATCCGCTGCACGTGAAGCTGTCGTGCGTCTTGATCCATCCGACAGTCTTCTTCGTCTTCTTTCCGCAGTTGGGGCAGGGGATGTCTAGGCTCTGCTTGTCAAACATCGGCCTCACCATTGGCATGTTTTGCAAGGTCGATGGCAACAGCGCCGTTCAGCGACTTGCGGCAGACGACAATGTCGTTCAGAAGCACCCCTGTAATAGGGTGATAGTACGTAGCCATAAGGACTCCTTTCCCTGGCTGCGTGGCAGACGGCGGGCTTCTCTCCCGCCTATGCCGGTGGTGCCCCGGTTTGGTGCTTTGCGCCGGGGTGTCGCACATGTGGTGGTCCGTTTGCGGCGGACCACCACACTCATTCCCATATCCCGATTCGAGCGCTCCGAGTCAACTTGTCGTGCGCGCATTAGTCGCGCCTTAGGTGCCGCAGCGACTTCTGCGGTTTCCTTTGCGCTGCCGCAGGGGCTGCCACAATGACCGCGCCCCTCCGCCCGTCGGATTTGCCCCGTGCCCCGCAATGGGCCGTGCTCGCCGCGCATCGCGCACAGGCGCATGGCCTTCTCCGGTTCGGCGCCTCGCCCGCGCTCGTCGCGCGGCATGCGCGCTGGGGCCGGCCGGTCTATCTCGCCTCGCCCTACAGCCTGCGGGCCCGGGCTGATGACGGCTCGTGGTGCGAGCATCGGTCGGAAGCCGCCATGCGCGATGCCGCGGTGGAGTGCGCCCGGCTGCTCGCGGTCGGTGTCAGTGCGGTCTCACCGATCGTCCAGAGCGCGGCCATGATCCATGCGACGCGGTTCCCCTCCATGCGGCTCGATCCGTTCAACGTGCCGCTCTGGGAGGAGTGGTGCCGCCCGATCCTCGATTCCTGCGCCGCCGTCGTGGTGCCCGACATCCGCGGCTGGTCGCAATCCCATGGCATCTGGCACGAGGTGCGCCTCGCGCTCGCCTGCCAGATGCCGGTGTTTGTTTATGCCGAGAGGGCGGAGCCATGATCCACCGCGGTCGGGTCACGAGCGAAGCGGAGCTGCGGCGGCTGTGGGCGGACCCGAGCCTCAGCATCACCGAGATCGGTCGCCGGCTGGGCATCACCTATCAGGCGGTCCAGCAGCGGGCTGCGCTGCGCGGGCTCGGCCCGCGGCCGGTGGCGCCCAATGAATGGGCGCGCTGGGTGCCGCCGTCGGACTTTGCCGAGATGTGGCGCGCGGGCGTAAGCCTGCGCGACATGGAGGAGGCCTTCGGCGTGGCGCACAACACGATCACGAAGGCCGCACGGCAGATGAAGCTCGGGCGGCGGAAGATCTGTCGCTGGACCGCGCTGCCTCTGGCCGAGTTCCGTCTTCGCCAGCGCCTCGCTGCGGCCGCCGCTGAAACGCGCGCGGCGATGGCTCTGCGCGAGATGGTGGACCGGCCCTACCACGGCAAGAAGGGGCTTCAGCCTGACAGGAGGGTGGCATGACGCCCGAGGACCTCGCCCGCGCGGCCGCGATCCGCACTCGCTGCCATCCGGTCCGGATCGCCGAGATCGTCGCCGAGGTCGCAGAGGCGACGGGCTGGGAGCCGCAGGAGATCACCGGCCCGCGCATGTTCGCCGGTCTCGTGCAGGCCCGCGACCTCGCCTGTTTCATCGCGCGTCGCGAGGGCTTCTCGCTGCCCCAGATCGGCAACGTCCTGCGGCGCGACCACACCACCATCGTCGAGGCGCTGCGCCGGGAGCAGCGGCGCCGGGGAGGAGCCAATGCAAAGTGACCACCCGCACGAGACCGAAGTCATCGGCGACTTCTGGGAGTATCCCTTGGCCTTTGGGGAAACGCTCTCCAGCCACGAATGGGTGCCGCTGCACATCAACCGGCTGCTGACCTCGCGCTTCGTCGCCCGGGCGCTGGCCGAGGGGCGGCGGGCCGACATCGGCACCGCGCTCCTGCTGTGGTGCGAGGCCTTCCGGCAGGACCCGGCGGGCACGCTTCCCGACAATGACTTCGAGCTGGCGCGCCTCGCGGGATTCGGTGCCGATATCGAGGGCTGGCGCGCGGCGCGTGCGGGCGCCCTCTACGGCTGGCGCGAGACCCATATCGTGAACGAGGACAGCGCCTCCGACAATCCACGCCTCGGGCACCCGATGATCGCGGGCATCGCGCGCGACATGCATCGGCGCAAGCGCGGGCGCGACCAGGCGCGCACCGAGGGCGCAAAGGCCGTCGCCCGAACGCGGGTGAAGAAGAAGCTCCTCGAGATCAACTGCACCCGCGCGGCCGAGAGCGCGGACGTGGTGACGGCCATCGCGGACTGGCTCGGGGAGCGGGATCTCTACATCACGTCGGACAATGTGCGGGCGGCGTTCGAGGCCACGCGCGGCGGGCCGAAGCTTGTGCAGTTCCAATGAGTTAACAGTGTAATCAACTGTAAATTACTGCAACCGTTACAGTAATCGACTGTAGGATTGCAGTAACCTTTCAGGCCCGGAAGTGAAATTGCCCTACAGGACAAGACAGGACCGGACCGGACAAAACAGAACCTGACAAAACACTCCTTCTGGTGGGGTGAAAGGATCAGGCGGCAGCGAGCGCGGCAGGCGTGGATGGCTGAGAAAGGGAACGGGGCCATGAGTGGAGCGAAGGCGGAAGACAGGGCGCGGGTGAAGGCGCTGGTGGTTGATCGGCTCGATCAAGCCGGGATGGTGCGCAAGCGCGGCGTGGCCGCGGCGGCGCACGAGGCGGCGATGGCGCGGCTGTGCGAGCAGCTCGCCTACATGAGCGATGAGAACCTGATGACGCTGGCCGAGGCGCTGATCGACAGCGCGCCCGATGGGGTCTGGCCGGCCGAGGTGGTGATCCGCCAGTTCGCCCGCGCGATCCAGGAGCCGCCGGCGGCCGAGCGGCGGCTGGTGTCGAGCTGGCTGGCGTCGGTCGAGGGGCCGAAGGCCGAGGCGGGCGGGCATCTGGTCGAGCTTTACCGCTGGCTGCTCAAGCATCCTCGGCCGCCTCTAGCCATGGACATGCGCGAGATCCACGAGCGGGCGGCGGAGAACGCGCGCCGCGTCGAGCTGGTGCGTGACCGGATCGCCCGTGAGACGGCGACGCGGGAGGATCGGGACTGGCTCGGCCAGTATCTGCGGGATCAGGAACAGGCCCGCGCCCTGGTCGAGGCCGGGCGCGCGCGGAAGGACGTCACGGAAGGGGATGCGGCATGATGGCTGTGAAGGTGGACAAGGTTACGTTGGCGGCGGCTCCGTGGGATCTCGGTCCACTGACGCCGTCGCAGATCGCCGGCAAGACGATCGAGGAGGCGACCTACCAAGACCCGGAGACGGGCAAGCGGGTGAACCCGAACGGGGTCATCCGCACGCGGCGTGAGACATGGGTCGGCCGCTACCATCGTCAGGGCAAGCTGACGGATGCGCAGGCGAACATTGCGGTTGAACTGTTCGAGGCTTCGGCCGGGATGCCGACCCGCGATCCGCTGGCAGCGATCATCCGGGTGGATGCCTCGGCCGGTGACTTCGATCACGAGGCCGCGCGAGTGGATCGCCGCCGCAAGTTCTTCCGCATGTGGGCGGAGGTCCCAACTTATGCGCGGCCGGTGGTTGAACACGTCATCCTCCGGGACAACTCGCTGCGCAGCATGCCTGGGTGCGTCGATGGCCGGACCGAAGCCCGCCACTTGGACCGCCTGCAGCGCGGCCTGCAAGCCTTGTGCGAGGCATGGGCCTAGCATCCGCTTGACGTTCCCAAAACAAGTGGGCATCTTGGCACCATCGCGAGAGGTGTGAAGGAGCAACTCCCGCATCCACCATAGCGCCCGCCGGTCACCCGAGCGGGCGCTTTGCATTTCACCCTCTCAACTTCGGCAGGCAGTCATGGCGCGGCTCAAGCAGGCTCCGGGACGCTTGGCAACGATGCCGTCGCGCCTGGCGTGCTCGCCGGTCCCCTCGACCGAGCGCGAGCGGCATCGCCATCGGGATGAGACGCAGCCGTGGCGGCGCTGGTACAAGACCGCGCGGTGGCAGCGGCTGCGCTGGTCGGTGCTGGTCAGGGACCTGTTCACCTGCCAGCGCGAGGGCTGTGGCCGCCTTGAAGCCGACACGTCGCTGCTGGTCGCCGACCATAAGATCCCCCATCGGGGCGACGAGGCGCTCTTCTGGGACGCCGCCAACCTGCAGTGCCTCTGCAAGACCTGCCACGACCGGGACAAGCAGCGCGAGGAGCGAAGGCCATGATCAGGCTCAAGAGAATCGACGGCTTCGGGTGGTTCCTATTCATCGGCGCGCACGCCTCTATCGGCCTGATGGATTGGGGGAGATGGCTCTTCGGCCTCCTCCTCTGGGACGATTCGGTTGAGATCGGCCTTGGCCCTCTGCTTGTGCGGCTCCACCTGTGCCGCGGCGATGAGTGACGGTCCCCTGGCCCGGCCCATCCGGAGAGGGGGGGGGCGAAAGTCTGGGGCTCGGGGTGGCGCTAGACCCGCGCCCCTAACATGGAGGGATTTTTTTCCTGTGGATCACGAAAATTCAGAGGTGGGCGGGGAGGTTGACCTGTTCGGCCTTCCGCGGCTTCCGATCCGTGATCGGCGGGGGCGCAAGTCATTCAAGAAAGACAAGGAAAATCAGGCGTTTGTATCACGTCGCGCCGCGGATGGCTGGACCCACGAGATGATCGCCGAGGATATGGGGATCGATGCGAAAACGCTCCGCAAGCATTTTTCCCGTGAGCTCTCCTCGGGTCGCATCTTCATGGTGGGCGAGATGCTGGACATCCTGCACAAGCGGGCGCGGGACGGCCATGTCCCTTCCGTCAAGGCGCTGCTGGATCGCTACGAGACCGCGGCCCCGCAGGCACCGCGCAACCGGCGGCCGGATGCGGAAGCGGATGATGAGGATGCAGATGTACCGGCTCGGCCCGCCGGCAAGAAGGAGCAGGCGTTGCGGGAGGCCCAGCAGGTGCCCGACAATTATGGCGAGATATTCGACCGCCTGAGGGGCCGCCACTGATGACGCTCGATGTGAGCTTCGCCTGCCCGGATTGGGCAGACAGATTGAAGCGTGGCCAGGTGCCGGTTCCGGCTTTGCCGCTCGACCCGGTTGCAGCGGAGGCGGCGGTCGATCTCTTCAACCTCCTGCGAATCCCGGATGTCACCGGGCAGCCGACGATGGGCGAGGTCGCTGGTGAGTGGTTCCGCGAGGTGATCCGGGCGGCTTTCGGATCGATCGATCCCGCGACGGGAAAGCGGTTCGTGGGGGAGATCTTCAACCTCATCCCAAAGAAAAACTCGAAGACGACGAACGCTGCGGCCTTGGGGCTGATCGCGCTCCTGATGAATCGGCGCCCGAACATCGACGGCGTGATCATCGGACCGACGCATGAGGTTGCCCAGAAGTGCTTCGATCAGGCAGCCGGGATGATCGATGCCGATCCCTACCTGCGGAAGCGGTTCAAGGTGATCGAACACAAGAAGACGATCCTGGACCTGCACAAGGATGAGAGCACCGGGACGCGGATGAATGCGAAGCTGAAGATCAAGAGCTTCGATCCGAAGGTTGTTACAGGCTCGATCCCGGCGTTTGCGATCATCGACGAGCTGCACCTCATGGCGGAGATGAGCCATGCGGAGCGCGTGATCGGACAGATCCGCGGCGGCATGATCACGAACGATGAGAGCCTTCTGATCATCATCACGACCCAGTCGGAGATCGTCCCCACAGGCGTCTTCAAGTCGGAACTGGATTACGCTCGCGGCGTCAGGGACGGCCGGATCACCGCATCAGTGCGCATGCTGCCAATCCTCTACGAGTTCCCGGAAGACGTGCAGCGCGACGAGGCGAAGCCGTGGCGCGACCCGAAGCTGTGGCCGATGGTCCTGCCGAACCTGGGCCGGTCCGTCACGATAGAGCGCCTGGTGCAGGACTATCGCACCGCGGTGGAGAAGGGCCCCGCCGAGGAGATCAGGTGGGCCTCCCAACACCTCAACATTGAGATCGGTCTGGGTCTCCACGCGAACCGCTGGGTAGGCGCAGACTACTGGCTGAAGAACGCGGACCACGGCCTGACCTTCGAGCACATGCTCGAAGAATGCGAGGTCATCGTATTGGGCGGCGACGTGGGTGGTGCGGACGACCTCTGCAGCCTCGCCGCCATAGGTCGGCATCGGGAGACCAGGCTGTGGCAAGCGTGGGGCTGGGCGTGGTGCGTCAGGGACGTCCTCGTCAGGCGCAAGGAGATCGCGCCCAGGCTTGAGGAGCTGCGGGACGCAGGTGAGTTGCGGATCACCGCGACGGCAGACGAGCACACCATCGAGATGGTCGAGATCTGCGCCCGTGTCCGCGATGCAGGTCTGATGCCGGAAAAGCTGGGGATAGGGCTCGATCCGCATGGCGTGGCGGCTCTGGTCGATGCCCTGGAGGCAGAGGGTTTCGACCCGAACGTGCACATCATGGCCGTTGGGCAGGGCTACAAGCTGAACGGAGCGGTCAAGGGGCTTGAGCGCCGCCTCCTTGACGGGAGGCTGCGTCACGGGGGTCAGCGCCTCATGAACTGGGCGGTCGGCAACGCGAAGTCGGAGCAGAAGGGCAACAACGTGTACATCACGAAGCAAACTGCTGGCATCGCGAAGATCGATCCACTGATCGCGTTGTTCAACGCGGCGATCCTGATGGACATGAACCCGACGGCTGCTTCTGCGGCCTTCGAATACACCGGGATGTAGGGATGGGCCTCTTCGACTTTTTCCGGAGCGAACCGCAGGCGACCCGATCGGAGCCGCCCGTGGTAGCTCAGGCGTCCGGTGACGTGCAGAGCCCGAGCCAGTGGCACGGCTTCGTCACCGGCGGTGTTTCCAGGTCAGGGGTGCGGGTCAGCGAGACCACGGCGCTCTCCATCCCGGCGACACTTCAGGCGATCCGTGTCCTGTCCGGCGTGTTCGCCATGACGCCCCTGCACTACTTCCGCCGCACCGGTGATGGCCGCGAGCGCGTGTCGGATGACATCGCAGCCCTCCTTCACGACCGGCCGAACAGCCATCAGACCGCGTTCGCCTTCCGCGAACTGCTCAAGATGGACCTGCTGCTGTCGGGGAACTTCTACGCCTATGTCAGCCGCGACTTCGCCGGCCGTCCGAAGGCGCTGACGCGCCTCAAGCCCGGCAGCGTCCTGATTGCGGAGTACTTCGATCGCTCGGAGGGGGTCACGCTCTTTTATGATGCAACCTTGCCGGACGGGTCGCGGGAGAGGTTTCCCGCCCGGGACATCTGGCACATTGCAGGCATGAGCCGTGATGGGCTGGCCGGACTGAACCCGATCCAGTTCGCGCGCGACGCCATCGGCGGGGCCATCGCCACGGCTGACCATGCCGCGAAGTTCTGGGGGAACGGGGGGCGGCCAAGCACCCTGCTGAAGACCAAGCACAAGGTGGACCCGATCGCGCGAAAGCAGATCAAGTCCGACTGGAAGGCGATCTACGGCGGTCCGTTCGGCGACGACATTGCCGTCCTCGACCAGGAGTTGGAGGCCCAGTTCCTCAGCCACGACAACAAGGCGTCGCAGTACCTTGAGACGCGCGGCTTTCAGGTCATGGACCTGGCGCGCCTCTGGGGCGTGCCGCCGCATCTGATCTTCGACCTGTCGAGAGCCACCTTCTCGAATATCGAGCAGCAGAGCCTCGAGTTCATCGTGTTCCACCTCGGCCCGCACTACGAGCGGGTGAGCCAGTCGGCCACGCGCCAGTTCGCCGCGGATGCCTATTATTTCGAACATGTCACCGACGCTCTGGTGAAGGGCGATGTGAAGAGCCGCATGGAGGCCTACTGGCTCCAGCGGCAGATGGGGATGGTCAACGCCAACGAACTGCGCCGTCGCGACAACCTCGCGCCGATCGAAGGTGGCGCCGGTGAGGAATACTGGCGCCCAGGCAACATGACGCTGGCCGGGACGCCGCCGGCGCAGCAAGCGCCGCAGGCAGCGGTGGAAACCTGAAAGGACCTCCCGAGATGACGAACGACATCACCGCGCTCGTCGCGGCTATCCGCGCGCATCCCTGGGCTATCCAGCCCGCCTATCTGGAGGCAATCGAGGCCGTCGCGGCGCGCGCTTTCGAATCGGGAGCCCTGCGCCCGGTGGCGAATGACGGCCATCAGGCGCGGCTGCAGGATAGCCTTTCGGCGGTGGCGGCTGTCGGAACTCCTCTCGAAGGGGCGCGCATGAGCACCGTGCGGGATGGCGTGGCGGTGGTGCCTGTCTTCGGCCCCATCTTTCCCCGCGCCAACATGATCAACAGTTCGGCGGGCGGGACATCGCTCGATGCGATCATGCGCGACATGCGGGTGGCTTTGGCCGACGGCAACGTCGAGCGGATCGTCATGCTCTTCGACACTCCCGGCGGCGTCGTGTCCGGTCTGGGCGAGGCGGCCGAAGCCATCCGGGGCGCCAGCAAGCCGATTTCCGGCTTTGTCACCGGGATCGCCGCCAGCGCCGGCTACTGGCTGGCCAGCCAGACGGCAGAGCTGGTGGTCGAACGCGCGGCTTCTGTCGGATCGATCGGTGTGGTTGCCTCGACATCGAGGCAGGAGGGCCCCGGCGCGGACGGCCGCCGCAGCTACGAAATTGTCAGTTCTGGCGCGCCTCGCAAGCGCCCCGATCCGTCAACGGATGAGGGTCGGGCCGCGATCCAGGAGGAGGTTGACGCCATCGAAGCCGTATTCGTCGGCGACGTGGCGAAAGGCCGGAAGACGACTGCGGCCAATGTGCTCGCCAGCTTTGGCCGCGGAGCAATGGTCCCCGCTGGCGCCGCCATTGATGCTGGCATGGCCGACAGGATCGGCACGCTCGAGGGCGTGCTGCGCAATCCCGGGCGCACCCGGGTCAACACCGGAGGTCGCCGTGCGCTGGCCGCCGCCGAAGTCGAAACGCGGCGTCGGGCCGCAGATTGGAGCTGAGAATGGACCGGATCACGGCCCTGCGAGCCCGCCGCGCGGGCATCATTGACCAGATGGAAGCGCTGGTCGCCTCGGTCGCCGATGGCGAAGACATGACTGCCGACCAGGCCGCGCAGTTCGACGCGCTCAAGGCTGAAGATGACAAGGTGGCCGCGGACCTCGCGCGGGCCGAGGATCTCGAACGTCGTCGCGCCGCCGCCGCCCGGCCGGTGCAGCCGCTGCCCGGCGTCACTCCGGCGGCGCCCGCGCCGGCCCAGGCGGCCGAGAAGGGCATTACCTTCGCGCGCATGATACGCACGATCGCCGCTGCCGGCGGCAATGCCTATGTCGCCCAGCAGATTGCCGAGGCGAACGGGGACAGCGGCCTCTTCGCGAACCAGAACATGGGGTCTGGCGTCGCGGGTGGCTTCCTCGTGCCCGAGGATGTCTCGGCTGAGGTGATCGAGCTCCTCCGCCCGGCGAGCGTCGTCACGGCGATGGGGCCGCGCATCGTGCCGATGCCGAACGGCAACCTGACCACCAACCGGCGCGCGACCGGAGCGACGTTCGGCTACGGCGGCGAGCAGACGGACGCTCCGGCGACCGGCTACACCTATGGACAGGTGAAGCTCTCCGCCAAGAAGCTCAGAGGCATCATCCCCGTCTCGAACGACCTGCTGCGTTCCGCATCCGTGTCGGTCGACCGGATGATCCGTGACGATGCGATCGCCGACGCGGCTCTGATCCAGGACCGCCACTTCCTGCGCGGTGCCGGGACGGAGTTCTCGCCCCGTGGCCTGCGCTATCAGCATCTCGGGAGTCCGTTCGAGGCGACCCATGTCCTGGTCATGACGGCGTCGCCGGACCTGCAGAAAGTGACCAACGACCTGGCGCGTCTCGAGCTCGCGCTGGCGACCCACAACGTGGTGCAGACCAATGCCCACTGGATCATGTCGCCCCGCACCGAGAGCTATCTCTCGAACCTGCGCGACGGGAACGGCAACCTCGCCTTCCCCGAAATGCAGAACGGCCGCCTGCGCCGGAAGCCCGTGCACGTCACGACCGAGATCCCGGAGAACCTTGGCGCCAGCGGCAGCGAGACGGAGATCATGCTCGCGGACCCGACCCACATCATGGTGGGCGAGCACATGGGCATCGAGGTCGCGATGTCCACCGAGGCCGCCTACAAGGATGCCTCCGGAACCATGCAGGCGGCCTTCTCGCGCGACGAGACGCTGATGCGGATGATCATGCAGCACGACATCGGACTGCGGCATCTGCCTGCGGTCGCGATCCTCACCGGCGTGACCTGGTCGCCGTCCGCCTGATGAACCGTCGGGGCCGTCGCTGACGGCTCCGCCACCTGCAGAGGGCTGACGCCCGGAGAGGAGACTTTCATGACCACCGAAATCCGCTCGATCGGCGACAAGATCAGCGTGCGCCGCGCGATTGCGAACACCGCCGCCACCGCCGGAGGTACCGGCGATGCGACCGCCGTCACTGGCGCCATCATCGACCGCGCTGCCCTCGGGTGGCCGAAATCGGCTGTGCTGGCCGTTCCCTACACCGCGACCCTGGCCGCAGGAAAGACGCTTTCGCTCGCGTACGCCTTGCAGCACGGCGATGCCTCGGATCTCGCGGACGCAAGCGCGCTCGCCAGTGCCGACGCGGCCGTGGTCGCGACCGGGCCGACCGGCGGCGGGACCTTGGCCGGTACTTTCGAGGTCAACGTCTCGTTGGCGGGCGCCAAGCGTTACGTCCGGCTGAACGTGACGCCCGATCTCTCGGCCACGGCTACCGACACCGCCGCCCTCTCTGGCGTCATCGCGTTCGGCGGCGCGGAGAGCCTGCCGCAATGACGCCCGTGAGGTTCACGAAGCACCACGGGCGCTACAACAGCGGGGAGGTCGCCGGCTTCCCTGATGCCGAGGCTGCCGAGCTGGTCGCCGCCGGCGTCGCATCGCCGCTGAATGCTCCCGCCGCTGACGAAGAAGCGGCGGAGCCGTCCGACCCGATGCCAAAGCCGAAGGCGGCCCGCAAATGAGCCTCGTGATCGTCACCCCTCCGTCGGCGCCAGTCGTGGATCTGCCGCGACTGAAGAGCCATCTGCGAATAAGCACGGGCGCAGACGATGCTCAGCTGTCGGCGCTGGAGGCGGCGGCGGTCGCGAGACTGGATGGGCCCGGCGGCATCCTCGGCCGGGCCATCCTCCCGCAGACGTGGCGCCAGACCTTCACGTCCGGCCCCTACATCCTGGCCATGCCTGACGTGACGGATGTCTCTGTGACGGCCGATGGTGAGCCGGTCGAAGCTGCTGTCGCCCTCAATGGCCGGAGGACGGTCGTCTCCCTGTTTGGCGCCGCGCGCGAGGTGACGGTCGAGTTTACCTGCGGGCTCGGTGCCGGCGATTTGGAAATCGCGAAGGTGGTCATCTGTCTGTATGTCGAGCACCTGTTCGACCGCTCTGATCTTTCGCCGGCCTATCACGAACTGGTCGACAAGCTCTGCTGGGCGCGCGTCTGATGGATAGGATCAGCGAACGTGATGGCGCGGCGCGCCTTCTGGATGAAGTCGCATTTGACGCGCCGATCGAGATTGCCGACGGATCGGGCGGGACGACGGCTGATTGGGGCGAGCGCCTGATCTGCCGAGGTTCGATCCGTTATCTCAGGGGCGGGGAGACGATACAGGCGGCCCGCCTGGCTGGCCGACAGCCGGTGGTGGTCTCGATCAGAGACAGCGTCGAGGCGCGGGCGGTTGGGACGGACTGGCGCATGCGCGACGTTGGGCGCGGCGTGGTCTACAATATCCGGTCAATCGTGCCGAGCGATGATCGTCGCTGGCTCGAGATCACCGCGGAATCTGGGGTGGCTGTCTGATGCCTGTGAGCCCATCCGTCGAGCTGCAAACTGCCGTCTACCAACTGTTGACCGCACCGGGCAGCGCCACGCTGGCGCTCACCGCCGGGCGTGTTTACGACAACGTGCCGTCCCCAGCGGCCTTTCCCTATGTGTCCTTCGGCCCGTCCGATCATGTCGAGGACGATGCCGACGGCATCCCGGCCCGCATCGAGACGCTCCAGCTCGACGGCTGGACACGCGACAGCGGCAAGCTCCGTGGCGCGCGGGAACTGGCGGACGCGATCAAGGCAGACCTGCATGGAGCATCGGTCGAGTTCACGGCCAACGCCCTGGTGCAGATCCGCGTCCGCCCGGTGCGTGTGTTTCGCGATCCGGACGGGATCACCGGGCATGCGGTGGTACCCATCGAAGCGACGATCGAGGAGGTCTGATGTGGGTCCAGTTCTCGCGGGAGTTCTGGTGGCGCCCAACGCCCCAGGCAAAGATCCGCTACCTTCCCGGCATGAAGCTGAACGTGACGCGGGCCTGCGCATCGGCAGCAATCGCGGCGGGCGCCGCGGAGGAGGTGCGGCGTGGCAAGGATCCTGAACCTCGCCCGGCTCGAGCGAAAGCTGCGGCGCCTGCCCACGGCCGCGCTGGCCGAGATCAAGCCGGCGATGGAGGCGGCGGCCAAGGAGATGGTCGCGATGATGAAGAGCCTCGTCCCTGAAGACACGGGCGCCCTGAAGGACAGCATCGGCTGGACCTGGGGCAAGGCTCCGAAGGGCTCCATGGTCATTGCGGCGGTCAAGGCGAGCCTCGGGGGCGAGCTGACGATCACGATCTACGCTGGCTCGCGGGACAAGGGCCTCGGCGACATGGACGCCTACTACGCGCGGTGGGTCGAGTTCGGCACGCAGAAGATGACGGCTCGCCCCTACTTCTACGTGAGTTACCGCGCCAACAAGAAATCCGCCGGCCGCAAGATCCGCGCAGGCGTGCGGCGCGCGGCGAAGAAGGTCGCCGCCGGCGGCTGATTTTTCACCGGCCAGCATCGGCCTCACTGGCACCGCCGCGGCGGGCCCTTTCACATGGAGAACCACACATGGCCAGACCTGTCACCGCCAAGGCGGGCGCTTTCACCGTGTCGCTGTCGAACGGTGCCACGCCCGCCGTCTTCGCCGCCCCCTGCGGCTTCACCTCGAAGTCGCTGGCCCTCTCGAAGAACCTGTCGGAGATCTCGATCCCGGACTGCGACGATCCGGACGCGCCCGACTGGCTCGGTCGGGATGTGCAGAGCCTGTCGGCATCTGTCAGCGGGGAGGGCGTGCTCGCCGCCTCGGCCATCCCGGCGTGGCTGGCCGCGTACGAGAGCACCGACAGCATCGAGGTCGAGGTGGAGATCGCGTTCTCGGCCGGTGTGCTCAAGTATCTCGGGCGCATGCACGTCGAGTCCCTGACCATCGGCGCGGAGCGTGGCCAGCGCTGCACCATCGCGGTCTCGATGCAGTCCGACGGCGAGATGGTCGGAACCTGGACGGCGACGCCGTGAGCCGCAGCGCGGAAATCACCCTCGACTGGGCGGACGGGACGTACCTGTTCGCACTGAAATGGGGCCAGCTGGGCGAGCTGCAGGAGAAATGCGACGCCGGTCCCTACGTGGTTCTGGGTCGTCTTGCGGATGGTTCCTGGAAGGTCGGCGACATCTCGGACACGATCCGCCTCGGCCTGATCGGCGGCGGCATGGCGCCCGCCGCTGCGCTCAAGAAGGTCCGAGCCTACGTCGAGGACCGCCCGCCCTTCGAGAACCTGCAGCACGCGCAGGCCATCCTGTCGGCGGCGCTGCTGGGCGCGCCGGAGGAGCGGACGGGAAAGCCGCGCGCGGGAGGCCGGAGGGCGACGCGCTCCCGCGCGGAAAGATCCGCTTCGCCCGAATCTACGGCACCGGAGCCGCCATCGGCCTGAGCGTAGCCGAGGTGAAGGACATGTCGGTCTGGGAGTACGCCGCCGCCGTGGATGGGTGGATCGAGGCGAATTGTCCGGAAGAGGCCGGCAAGCTCACGCCTGAGGACGAGGACGACCTGTGGGCTATGGTGCAGCAGAAGATGGGGGAGCGGTGATTGCGTCCATCATCTGCTTCGTGCTGGTGTGGCCATTGATGCTCGCGATCGGAAATAGCCGGTCGAGTGGAACGGCCAGCCTGGCGCAGCTGTCCGGCTGAAGGGTCAGTGCCACAATCCCGGCCATGGCATCCGAGATCATGCGCTCGGTACTTTCGCTTCCGGCGCCGGGGATGATCGTCACGGCCACCTTCGATCCCGGAAGGCGCTCGACGCGGTAGCGGGTCAGGAACTGGGCGGGCCTATCCATGGCCTCGGTGTCTCGCGGCATGAACAGCTGGCCGTCGCTCGTGCAGCCCGGCGTCATGGCGATGATGCTCTCGCCTACCGAGATCTGATCCAGCGTCACGGCGCCCTTCCACGCCCGGTACTCGTCGGGCGTCACGTCGAGCCTGAATTGAGAGTGAGCGGCGCCAGCCGCGGCGAGAAAGCAGATGAGCAGCATGGTCCTGCGCATGGAGATACCCCTTGGCAACTGATCTCGAAAAGCTGGTCGTCCAGCTCTCCGCGGACATCAAGCAGTATCAGCGCGAGATGAACAAGGCCGTTGGGGTGTCGAACAAGCAGGCCCGCGAGATCGAGAACCGCTTCAAGTTGATGAACCGGAACCTCGACAACATCGGCCGCACCGCCGCCCGGTCGCTGGTGACGCCCCTGCTCGGCATCGGCGCTGCTCTCTCGGTTCGCGAGGTCGCCCGATATGCTGACGCTTGGACAGGGGCCAAAAACAGTTTGGCAGTCGCTGGAGTGGTGGGCAAAAACCAGACGGAGGTGCTCAATCAGCTGTATCGCGCGGCACAGGATAACGCAGCTCCCCTGACCGCCCTAACCACGCTTTATGGCCGTGCCGCACAGTCCGCTGACATGCTGGGAGCCTCTCAGAAGGATCTGATCAAGTTCTCCGCGGGTGTTGGAACGGCTCTTCGTGTCGCCGGCACCAATGTGACGACGGCACAGGGGGCTCTGACGCAACTTGGTCAAGCCATCTCTTCGACGCGGGTTTTCGCGGAAGAGTTCAACTCGATCAACGAGGGTGCGAGGCCAATCCTGATTGCGGTCGCAAATGGTATGGACGGTGCGGCCGGGTCTGTCTCGAAGCTTCGGCAGATGGTGATCGACGGCAAGGTCAGCGGACAGCAGTTCTTCCAGGCATTCCTGCGCGGCCTGCCCACCATCCAGAGCATGGCGGCCAATGCCACGACCACGATCGAGCAGGGCATCACGAAGGTCGAGAACGCGTTCACGCGCTACATCGGCCAGACCGATGAGAGCCTCGGGGCCTCGCAGCGGCTGGTAGAGGGCCTGTCGGAGCTGGCCGACAACTTCGACGCCATTGCCGATATCACTGTGAAGGTGGCCGCCCTGATCGGGGCCGGCCTGCTCGGCCGGTCCATCGCCGGAATGGTCGGCAATCTCGGCCTCGCCGGGATGGCCGCAACGAAGTTCGTCGCCGCAATCCGGGCGGCATCGTCCGTCTCTGGCGTGGCGTCGGCCATCGGCGGCTTGAGCGCGGCAGCGGGGCCGATCGGGGCCGTGGTTGGCGTGGCCGCGGTGGGCGCGCTGATGCTGTACTCGGCCAGCACGGCCGACGCGCGCGAGGCTTCGGAAGCCTTCGAGAAGCGGCTGAATTCGATCCGTGAAACGGCGCCCCAGATGGCCACGGCTGTGGAGGATGGCGCGCGTCGTGCGAAGGAGGCGATGGAGAGCATATCTCGGCCAGAGGTGCTCAAGCTCGAACTTGAGAGCGATGCAGCCGAGGCGAACCTCGATGCCATTCGCACCAACTTGCGGCTGGCCATGGAGCAGGTGCAGCACCTGAATGGGCTCGGCATCATCACCGACGAGCAGCGTGAGACGCTCGAGGACTTCAATCGCCGTGCCATGGACGGCACCGCCAGTGCGAAAGATCTTGACGCCGCCCTGACCAGCCTCGGAGAGATCAATGGGCTCGGTCAGGGCCTGATCTCCTCGATCACGCAGCTCTGGAACATGCTCAACCTGACATCGGCCGCGGCGCGGCAGGTTCAGTCGGACATTCAGGCGGCGCTAGGGGCCTATGCGCCGGACATGGGCCGGTTCGGCAATCCCTATGCCCGACAGGAAGCTGAAGTGGCCGCCTCCCGGGCAGGTCGCGCCTACCTCGATGAGCAACGCCGCCTGCAAGGCCTCACCCGTGAGCAACTCGCGCTCGAGACGGAAATCGCGCGCCTGCGCAAGAGCGTGCCCGACGGCGCGACCGTCAGCGACGAGGACCTGACCGAGGCTGCGCGGGGCAACCTGGCCGCGGCCGCGCGTCGCGCCGAGGAGGGCCGGAAGGGTGGCGGCGGTGGAGGAGGTCGCGAGGCCAAGGCCGTCGAGCGCTTCGACGACCGGATCCTCAAGGAGACCGAGGGGCTCAAGGCGGAGACTGACGCGCTCAATCAACTGAAGCTCGGACAGGACAGGTACGGCACCGCTGTGGCTCGCGCCCGCAAGGAAGCCGAAATGCTGCAGGACCTCCAGAACAAGGGGCTCACGATCACGCCTGCCCTGCGCGAGCAGGTTCGAGGTCTCGCAGATGACTGGCAGCGCGAGGCCGAGGCGAACGCCATGGCGACCGAGCGGCATGAGGAGTTCCAGAGTAACCTGCAGGATGCGAAGGGCACGATGAGCCAGGCATTTTCCGGTCTCATCAAGGGGGCCCATGGCTTCAGCGACGCGCTCTCGATGGTGATCGACAAGCTCGCCGATATCGCCCTCAACGCCGCGTTCAACGCCATGTGGAACGGCGTGATCGGCAATGCGGTGAGCGGGCTCGTCGGCGGGCTCGGCGGGTTCTCCGAAGGCGGCTATACCGGCGCGGGCGCGAAGGACGAGCCGGCCGGCGTGGTGCACCGGGGCGAGGTGGTCTGGTCTCAGCGTGACGTGGCGCGGGCCGGCGGCGTGGCCGTGGTCGAGGCGATGCGGCGCGGCGCCAAGGGTTATGCGTCCGGCGGGGTCGTTATACCCGAGATGCCGCGCGTCCCGGCGCCGAAGGCGATCGCAGCCATGGCGGCCAAGGCGCAGGCCCCGCGCGTGGTCTATGTGCCTCAGCCCTATGTGGCGCAGGTCTCGGCCGATGATGACGGCCGGATCATCGGCACGATGCGGCGCGTCGCCCTGGCCACGTCAGCCGCCACCGCGGCCGGGCAGCAGCGGCAGCTCGGATCGTCCATCAACAACTACAGCGCGCGGGGAACGACCTGATGAACCGCACGATCATCGACGTGCCGCGCATCTTCATGCGGCCGTCCGCCCACGACTGGCGGATCGACTGGCGGGGCCAGTCGGCCGGCGAAGGCATCGACGGGGAGCAGATCGTCTACAACCGCCTGCCGCGGTTCGTGGGCGCCCCCGTGCTCGAGATACCACGCGACCTCCGCGGCCACTGGCGGGCGCTGATCATGCGCGGTGAGGGCCGCCGGAACGCCTACCGCATGCGGATGGTGGATCCGGTCAGCTACGGCATGCCTCGGAGCGGCCGGCTGCGCGACGACATCGCGGCATTCCTCACCGGGCACTACGTCGAGCCTCGCCCTCGCGTGCCGGTCGTGGGGGCCGTGTCGGCCGGTGAGACATCGCTGGTCGTCGATGAGACCGGGTTGCCGTCCCCGATCCGCGTCGGAGGCTACCTGAGCCACAATGACTGGCCCTTCGCGGTCGTCGCCCGGAGCGGCTCCGGCTCGGCTGTGACGCTCACCGTGCGGATGCTGCGCAAGGCCATCCCGGACGGAGCGCTGATCGACGTGTTCGCGCGCGGGATCTTCCTTTCGACAGAGGACGCGATGGGCCTGCCGGCCTTCAGCCGCGGGTCCTTCGGGGTGCCCCTCTCCGTGATCGAGTGGATCGGCCGATGAGCTTCTTTCCTGCCGGCTTCGACCCGCGCGCCGATGTGGTGGGCGCGCTGGATCTCGTGCAGATCGACACGCCCGACGGGGTGTTCGGGTTCCTCTGCGGCGTGGACGGGACGTTCACGGCCACGGATGGCGTCACCTATGTCGGGTCGAGCCTCGTCTCGTGCTCCGAGATCGAGAGTGCAATCCAGGGGACGGCGCCGGCCGGAGAGATCGGCCTGACCTTCTTCCAGGACCCGGACGCGCCGGACCTCGTGCAGGAGGTGCGCGAGCTCGGGATCGACTATGTGCGCGGGCGGGTGATCACGCTTCTCTTCCAGCCCTTGCGCTCGTTTGAGGAGTTCCACGCGCCAGCCCTGCCGCCGATCCCGTGGGCCCGCCGGACGATGACGCGGCTCACGTTCTCCGCGTCGGGCTCTCTCGAGCGGAGGATCACGGTCGGGTTCGAGACGCCCTTCGCGGGCCGCAACACGGCGCCGAACCTTTTCTACACGACCGAGGATCACGCGCGTCTGACCGGGGCGCCGAACCCGAGCCTGCAGTTCATGCCGCGCGATAACTATCAAGAGCAGAAGCTGTTCGGATGACCTGCACGATGTCGCCTCTCTTCGCGCACCTGCATCTGTGGGCCGGCCGCCCGTTCGTGTGGGGCTCGTGCGACTGCTGCACGATCGTGGCCGACTGGGTGCTGCATCTGCGCGGGGTCGATCCGATGGCCGACGACCGGCTGACCTATGGTTCGGCCGGAGAATGCCAGCGCGCCACGCGCTTCTTCACCGACCCCGTGGGCGCCTTCGCGCGCCGTCTCGAGCCACTTGGCATCGGCCGCACCGAGGGGCCGGTGACCGGGGATGTCGGCATCGCGCTGGCGATGATCGAGGGGCAGATGCGCCCGCACGGCACGATCTGCCTGGGCGAGACATGGGCGGTCAAGAGCGAGCGCGGGATCACCTGCTACCGCCCGGAAATCATCGCTGCATGGGGGATGGGGTATCGTGCGTAGGGTCATCATTGCAGCGCTGCTCTCCACGACCGCCATCGTGAGCTCGGCGGATGAGGCGCACGCGGACCCGGTGAGCGCGTTCATTGGCGGATTTTTCGCCTCGATCGGGGCGACCGCCGCCACGGGTGCGGTGGCCGCGGCCCTCGGCGGCGCTGCGGCCGCCGGCTTTGCTACGGGCACGTTCCTGCTGACGACCATCGTCGGCAAGACGCTGCTCTCCATCGGCCTGTCGATCATCGCGCAGAAGCTCACACAGAAGAGCTTCGACATCCCGAGCCCGGCCGAGCGGAAGGTCAACTTCGCGCAGGACCTGGCGCCGATGGAATGGGTCTATGGCCGCGTCCGCAAGGGCGGGCCGCTGGCCTTCACCGGCTTCGCGCGGACGACTGTCCAGATCAACACCTCGATCGGCGTAACGCTGACGAAGAAGAAGTCCCGGCGGCACTATGCCGTGCTGATCGCCGCGCACCGGACGAAGGGGCCGGTGACCCACTACCTCGACAAGTGGGAAGTGGATGTGAACGCGACCGGCGCCGTGATCTCGACGCCCGCCGGCGGGGAGGACGGTGTCCTCGCGTCCATCCGCCCCTATACCGGCAAGCCTGCCCAGGCCGCCGATCCGCTGCTGGTCGAGACCTTCCCCGCCGTGACCAGCGCACACGACTTCGCAGGCCTGAGCTATGCCGTCCTCTACGCCGGCCGGCCCGCAAAGGATGGCGACTTCCAGAAGGTGTTCCCGAACGCCCGCGAATGGACGTACAACCCGATCTGGGACGGCCATGATCGGATTTATGATCCGCGGACCGGCGCCTACGGCTGGACCCGCAATGCCGCGCTCATCATCGCCCACAACTGCCTGCGCTATGGCAAGGCGGTCCACTGGCCAGAGGTGGCCGCACAGGCGGACATCTGCGACCAGACGGTGACCAATGCCTCCGGCGGCACGCAGCCGCGCTGGACCATCGACGGCGTGTTCCTTTCGACCGAACCGTGGGAACAGGTGCGGGACCGGCTGGCCCTGGCCTGCGACGCCTGGTTCTATGAGCGGCCCGACGGCTCCGTGGGCTTCAAGGTGGGGGCGTGGGAGGAGCCGACGGTCACGCTGACCGATCGCGATTTCCTGTCGATCGAGATCAGTGAGGGCGACAGCTCGCCGGACGTGCCGGGAGAGTTCGCCGTGCGCTACATCGAGCCGGCCTATGACTATGGCGAGCAGACCTGCGGCGCCATCGTCATGGAGCCCAACAGCGCGCGCTCCGTGGCCGATTCCGATCTGATTACCTCGCATAACCAGGCGGTGCGCATTGCCAAGCGCTTGGGGCGCGCGCAGCGCCCGAAATACACCATCGCAGGCCAGCTCAAGCTCATCGGCTACGAGCTGATCGGCCAGAGGTTCGTTCGGATCGAGCTGGCGGAGCTGGGCATTTCCTGCAATGTCGAGGTGGGGCGGCTCGTGCGCGAGAGCAGCAGGATCTCGTTCAGCCTCGAGGCGACATCCGCGACTGCCGAAGACTTCGCGTTTGTGGCGGCCACCGAGGAGCCTCCGCGCCCGGCTCGTGGGAGCGTGGAGTCCTCTGATGACATTGAGACCCCGGCGAGCCTCACGGGGCAGGTCGTGACGCAGACCGGGGGCACCGCGATCATCAGATGGCTGTGGCCAGCGCAGGACGAGGACTACGTGCAGCAGCTGCAGTGGCGGGTGAACGGCGGGCCTTGGGAGGTGCTGACGGCGGGCCGGGACCAGACGAGCTTGACGCAAGGCGGGCTGGTCGATGGTGGCGTCTATGAGGCGCAGATCCGCAACCGCACGGCATCAGGGCGGACATCCTCATGGTATCCGACCGATCCGGTGTCGGTGACCGCCATCGCGAACACGACCCCTCCCGGCTCACTCAGCGGCTTCGATGGTCTGGTGATCGGCGGCGCGGTCTCCCTGACCTGGGAGGCCCCGAACGACGCCCGGTATTTCGCGGCGCGGATCTGGCGCTCGGAAACGACGGTCTTTGCGGACGCGATCGTGGTGCGCACGGAATACGGCATCCCGTCGAACCCGGACGGCTACGTGGACAATCCGGGCGTGGGCACCTGGACCTACTGGGCCGAGGGCATCAACGCCTCTGGCATCGCCGGCCCGAGGTCCGGGCCGGTCACGAAGACTGTCGTCTAGAACGACGACCTGCGACGGCCCGGCCAACGGGCTGCGCGCCACCACCGGGACAGGAGAGCCAGCAGTGGCCGACAGGATCGAGACCGCCACCACACAGACGACGAACGCCATAGCCGTGGCCGGGGTGACCAGTGCGGCATGGCTGCCGTCTCTCAAATCGGCGTCCGAGGTCGCAGGGATGCTCATGCCGATCTTCGGCGTGATCTGGCTCGTCGTTCAGATCGTGCGGGCTCTGGCCGGACCCGCAAAGCCGCCGAAGGTCTGAACCGCCCATCACCTTGCCGGCGCCGGCAAGCCGATCATCCGCCCCGCCATCGCGCGGGGCTTTTTCATGGGAGAATGATGTGGACGTGAGGGACATCCAGCGGCTGCTTGCGGCCGTGGGGCTCTACAGGGGCGCGATCGACGGCGACCCCGGCCCGCTCACCATGGCGGCAGCCGCCGTCATCCTGGGCCGGCATGATGCGGTGCCGTGGAAAGCCTGGCCAAAGAGCCGCCAGCTCATCGCCGCCGGGCAGGCCGTGCTCCTGGTCCTCGGGCACGAGCCCGGCAAGATCGACGGGCTCATGGGGCCGAACACGCGCGAGGCCCTAACCGAGTGGGCGTCGGGTCCCCTCAAGGCCGCTGTCGAGCGCATCGTCGGGGCCGGCTACTCGGTCGCCGATGCCCAAGGCACCTATCCGCGGCAGGAGTCGGTCGCGACCTTCTACGGCACGGCCGGCGGGCCGGACTGCACCGGCGGGATCGTCGAGCTGCCGATCCCGTTCCGGCTCGCCTGGGATCTCAACACGAGCATCACGAGCTTCCGCTGCCACAAGCTCGTCGCCGCGCCGATGACGCGGATCTTCCGCGAGGCGGTGTCGCACTACGGCGCGGACCAGTTCGAGAGCCTGCGGCTGAACATCTTCGGCGGCTGCTACAACTACCGCAACATGCGGGGCGGATCGAGCCTCTCGATGCATGCCTGGGGCATCGCCGTCGATCTGGACCCCGAGCGCAACCAGCTCCGGTGGGGCCGCGACCGGGCGAGCTTCGCGGTCGGCCACTACGACGCCTTCTGGAACATCGTCGAAGCCGCCGGCGCCACCAGCCTCGGCCGCGCCTGCAATCGCGACTGGATGCACTTCCAGTTCGCCCGCCTCTGAAGGAGAGAAACCATGTCCATCGTCCTCGCCTTCGCGCTCTGCGCGCTGGCCTTCTTCCCGCTGGTCGGCTGGCCTCTGGTCGCGACGCGCGTCCTCGTCTCGGCCGTGATCCTCTCGGCGCTCGCCTACCCGGCCGCCGCCACCACGGTGGGCGAGTTCCTTACGCCCCTTGCGCCCGGTCTGCTCGATCTGGCCGGCGTTATCCTGACCCTGATCATCGGCGCAGCGGCGCGGCAGTGGGCGGCGTGGACCGGGGTCCAGATCGAGGCACGGCACCGCGAGGCGTTGCATTCGGCCATCATGACCGCGGCGCGCACGGCCATCGCCCGCGGGCTCACGCGCGAGGTCGCGACCGAGTTCATCGCCGCCTATGTCCGCGCCTCGGTCCCGGACGCGCTCAAGCGGCTGTCGCCGTCGGCCGAGACGCTGGACGGGCTGATCCGCTCCAAGCTGATCGATGCCGCCGGACGCTGATGCGCCCGCCCGTCCCGCTGCGCCCCCGGCCGAGGCGCTGGGGCCGATCCAGATCATGACCCGCGCTGACCAATGGTCCGCCCTCGTGCTGTGGGCGGACTGCATCCTCGCCCTCGCGGCCCGCACCGCACCATCTGATCACCGGAGCACCGAATGACCCTCACGACGACGCGCATCACCGGCACCGTCGATCTGCCCGACGGGGCGACCCCGCAAATGTCCCGTGTCCGCTTCGTGTTGTCGAAGTGGGACAAGAATGGCGCCAACATCTTCGTGCCCGGCCCGGTCGAGGTGCAGGTTGCGTCCGACGGCACGATCGAGGCGGATCTGCAGACGACGACGACGCTTTCCGGCGGCGCGCTCTACGACGTCACGCTGCGCTATTACTCCGATGCCGTCCGCCAGCAGCGCGAGACGCGCCTGGGCCGCATCGCCGTCCCGGCCACCGGACCCGTCGCGCTTGGGACGCTGCTCGCCGTCAGCCCGCCCGAGTCCACCCAGCCCGACGCGCTGGCGCAGTGCCTCGCGGCGGCGGCGGTGGCTGAGGTGGCGGCCGAAATAGCTGCGCCAGCGGCATCTGCAGCGGCGCTCTCGGCGTCACAGGCCGCGCTCTACGAGGGCGTCTGGCTCAACGACGTAGCCGCCCTTCTGGCTGATACCACGCTGAAATACACGTCAGGGCCGGGGCAGGTCACGGTCGGGCAGTATGTGCGAACGCGGGCCGAGGGGTACAGTTTCTCTGTGCTGGCATCGAGTGCATCGACATATGCACTTGCGACCGCAGGCGGGGTGAGGCTCGACAGAGCCGCATCGGCACTGCGGGGGCGGGATATTCATGTTTCCAGCGCCCTCGATCGGTTTGGTAGAGTGCGCTCGCTGGCCGGATCGGACAGTAACAGCGGCCTGACCGCAGACAAGCCGCTGGCGACCCTCGCGGCGGCGCGGGCGCTGGTGCAGCCCGGAGATCGCATCTGGCTCATGCGCGGATCATACTGGCGCGAGTCGCTGGTCTTGGGCATGGGTTTTGCGCGAGGCTATGTGCTGGCGTATGGCGCCAGCGGAGAGCACCCGATGATCGATGGCGCCGATGTGGTCGCAAACAGCGGATTTTCCAAGGCTGCCGGATACGCGAACATATACGACGTGACGGTGCCTCATACCATGACATCGTCAAACCAGACATTTTCCGTCTGGAGGAACGGCGCGCGCCTGACGCGCGTGACCTCCAAGGCGGCACTCGACAGCACGCCAGGCGCCTTCTACGCCCCCGCTCCGTCCGGGTCGGCATCGACGATTTCCGTCCATGCGCCGGGCAGTGTCGATCCTTCGGCGGATGGCGCTCTCTACGAGGCGGCTACCAGAGCCTATTGCCTCGTCGGCGCACGGGCGGGCGAGATCAGCGGCATATGGACAGGTCGGCAGGGGCACAATGACGGCAGCCTGATCAGCTATGACTACGCCTACGGGTGTGTCGCTCAAGACGGCACGAAACACAACTTCTTCAACCAAGGGACTATGGAGAGGTGCCTCGCCTATCTGGCCGAGACATTCGTAACGGCCGGGGCCTCGACGCTGTTTGTGGCTTATAACGATGTCGGGACTGGCAAGTCTGCGCGGTTCATCGATTGTGTTGCCATCGGGCGGGGCGCGACTGCCGGCCACGTCGGCTTTTACTCCCACACGGCCGGGGCGACAAAGCACGCGGCAATCATCTACGAGCGGTGCATGGCGATGGACTGCGCCAGCGGATTTGCCGGTGCCAACTACCAGCTCGCGATCCACCGCGACTGCGTGGCCCTGCGCTGCAAGAGGGGCATTTCGAACGACGGCACAACATCGACCGACAGGACGGTTGTTCTGGGCGGCCTGTTGTCAACCTGGGATGCGGCAAGCGCGCTTGCCGGTCGGCCAATATCCTCAGACGGTGGTGGCGGGTTTTGGCTGTTGCGGGGCGTCACAATCGTTTCTCGCGCCGTCATCGGGGCGCAGGTGTACGGCGCGTTTGCTGACGGGATCGACATCCAGAACTGCGACCTGATTTTTGCAGATCCGTCCGGCGTACCGACGACCGCACTGCAAGCTCTTTCCGCATCTGCGGCAGTCACATTCAGAAGAAACCTCGTTTATGGCGGCGCAAAAGCATTCACGCTTCCGTCGGGGGCCACTCTCATCTCGGACCTTAACAGCTTCTATCCGGCTACAATGGATGCTGAGGTTGGTGGGACAGCATATACGGACATCGCGGCATACAAGGCTGGCACAAGCCTCGATGCGGCCTCAGTGGTGTCTGATCCACTAATCTCGCATGGAGGCCGCATCGATAAGCCTAAATGCTCGTTTGCCTCGCCAGTGTGGGCAATCGGTGCAGGTTCTGGCGCGCTGAGCACAGCCGATCTGGACGCGCTGTTCGCTGCCGAACTTGCGGCCTGATACCAGTACTCTCGGCTCAAGACCGGAGAGTACGGCTAGCGTGTCTCTCTTCCAGCGCAAGCCATTGATCCACGACAAGCGGCCGCGGACAGGGCAGCCACCCCGCCCGCGGCCTGACCACCACCGAGCATAGGAGCCTCGATCATGGCTGATCGCCGAATGATGACGTGCGGGTGATTCCGCAAGATGAGCGGGGTGCGGCGTGATGCCTGATAGTGGCCCGGGCGCGTGGGAGACGGTGCTGCTCAGCGGCAGCATGATCGCCGCGTGGATCGGAGGAGAGGCCGGCCGGGTGGCCGTCGCTGGCGGCGCCGGCGGCCTCATGCGCTGGCTTGCCGCGGAGCAACGGCGCATTCGCGACGGGGTGCTGGCCGAGCGTGCGGGGGTGGTGCATCTGGGCGGCGAGCCGGATGCCGAGGTGCGCGTCACTGGCGGGGCTGTGACGGTGGAGTGGCGGTAG